TAGTACTACTGGTACACTAGTTGAAGAAGTGTAAGATTTGTACTTGTTGAAACAATTCATGTTAGTTAATTTATCTTTCATTATTTCATACACTTTATCATGATTGTAAGTAAATGTTTTACCATTTTTGAATTCAACATTGATGACAGTGTTTTTACCGATTAGTGATTGTCTTATGACAAATCTTTTAGAATTTAATTGCATAGAATTTAGATTTAATTGTTATTATTATTTATTTTTAGTTACATTATTATTATCCATTTGATAATTTAGTTTGTTTGTAATGAGTGTAGTTTTGTTTACTTGTTTATAATTGTTAGTATGTATTCCGCAATGTCTCATTGTGTATAACTTATTTACATTTATATTATCCATTTGAATTGTAAATCTGTTTGTAATATATAGTAATATAGCGAGTGACATTGTGTCATATGTATATGTCATTGTGTCATGTGACAATAAGTCATGACAGTATGTCAGAATCCGGGGAAAAAGTCTAAAAGATGGGGGCTTTTACGTCGTTTTCACGTATATATGACGGCGAAACATGGGAAAATGGGGGAAACCCGCAAAAGTAAAACCGTTTTTCTAAAAGGATTACAAACAAAAAGAGAGGTTGCAACACTACTACTCTATATACGTAATTACTTATGACAATAGCCTATATAATAGTATAAGTAAGAGGCTAATGTCACTCAGTTTATAAAAATAAGAGTAAATCCACCTTAAAACCTGTAAGTATATATTATATGGTACGCACATGTAAAACATACTAAAAAAAACAACATGGCAATAATTTATTCTTACCCTGAAATAGGAACTATAGCGGCTGGAGATCTCATGCCAATAACAGACGTTTCAGACACTCAATTCCCTACTAAATCTGTAACACTAACAAAGCTAGCAACCTATTTTTCAGCTCAATCAGTAGCTGGTTTAGATCCTCAACAGTTAGTTACTTTTGATGGTGGAGGCTTAACTTCACTTGCTGCAGGCACAGCTGGACAGTATATGTTGTCTCAAGGAGCAGGCGTATATCCCACGTGGAACGACGTGCCTTGGATAAACTTAAGTCAATATAACTTACCTTATTGGAACGGCAGTTCTTTCACAAACTCTATAATAAAAGTACAACCTAATCAAAGTTTACCTACAATTGAAGTAGGTGAAACAGGTGACTCGTCTACTAAAATGAAAATATTTGGTGGTTTAGAAATAGAACCAGCTCAACCTGATTTTACAAACGATAAACAGTTTATAGTAAAAGCAGATAACAGTGGAGGTTCTCAGCAACCTAAAATATCTGTACCTTCTAATTATGATAGAGTAGGTATTAACACTTTAAATCCTAACGCGGCTCTTGTTGTTGGTCCTGGAAACCAGACAGATGGTAAATTGCTAGGTATAGTAAAACAAACAGGTGTTGATTTTGCTTATATGTACTTCTCTAATTCAGTTGGAACAGGTAATCAAGTACAAAACGGAATTGTATACGAATCAAATATCGTAGGTGTTGCTCCAGAGCAAAAAGGAGAGCGTATATCTTTCTTTACGCAATCACCAACAGGTGGAAATTTCAGCCCACATTTTGAGCAAGGTAGAAAACAAAACGCAAGTGGTAACATCCCGTTTAACTATGTGGCTATTCCAAATGCTGAAGAATTTGAGCAAGGAAATATTTCAACCGCAACTGACAGTTATAGTCATATACCTCAAGATGGACTATACGTAGATCAAGGCGTAGTTAAGATGAAGCGTGTTGGTATGGAAACACAAACAAGTATTATACTCGCATCACCTGACGGAACAAAATACAAAGTAACAGTAAATAATACAGGAGTTTTAACAACAACAGCAGTGTAGCATGGCAAAAATTTCATCGTACCAAGTAGGAACACCTGATGGTTCAGATATTATAATCGGTACTGATGTTCAAACAGGCCAGACTAAAAACTTTACAATCAATGCTATTGGTAGCGTGGTTAAAGACTCTAATGTTAGTTGGCAGTTTCAAACTCAATCACACTTAGGTGTACCAGAAGCTAGTTCTATATACTTCCCTAACTTTGGTGGTGATAATACTTTATTCTCTAATATAACAGAGTTAATGATTACACCACTAATGGCTAATGGAACAGATTCTTTACCGTACTTAGAGTCAATGGTTGGTGAAGATATATTAATTCAAAATAGAAATAACCTTGGGCAGTTTGGTGTTTTTACATTAAACTCTTTAACATTAGAAGCTGTTTCTGGAAACTACTTAATGGAGTTAAGCTTTATAAGCGGGAACGGTGGTTTACAATTTAAACAATATTATGGTATAGAGCTTGATCAAATACAAAACGCAGATAAAACATTTGTATACACACAAGCAACTCCAGCCACAGACTGGGTTGTAAACCATAATTTAAATAAATTTCCTTCAGTAACAGTGGTTGATAGTGGCAACACAACGGTAGAAGGCTCAATAACATATAACAATCAAAATACAGTAACACTTTCTTTTTCTGCTCAATTTTCAGGAAAAGCATATTTAAACTAACAAACATGGCAATAAATTTTTTAACAAGCGTTAATTTTAACGAAAACGAATTATTAGGAGCTGCAATGCAGAACTTAGCAACGGATCCCGCGTCTGGAGTTTTAGGACAGCTTTATTTTAATACATCAGATGATGTGTTGAAAGTTTGTACTGTTGCTAGCACTACAAATGCCACGTGGGTTTCTGTAGGTGGTGGTGTTGAAACCATAGGTAAAGCAACAGGTACTAATCCAATAACATTAAGCGGGACAACAGATGTTTTAATTGGAATTGATCAATCAGGTCCAAGTGGAAATGGTTTCTTAAGTTCTACAGACTGGAATACATTTAATAGCAAAACAAGTAATTTAGGTACAGTAACAAGTGTAGGTTTAAGCATAGATAATAATGACGCGTTAGATATAGCCGGCACTAATCCTGTAACTGGTTCTGGTACTATAGACTTAGAATGGCAAGGTGATTCATCAGAAGTTGTATTAGCTGATGGCTCAACAGCAGATTATACCTCAGGTACAGTAGAATCTGTAGGCTATACACACGCTGGAAATGCGTTTACTGTAAGCGGTCAACCTATAACATCTTCGGGAACAATTGATGTTACATTAGCAGGTAGCTCATCACAATATATAGATGGCGCTGGTAATTTAGCAACATTCCCATCTACAGATAATTACAACTACTGGACTTTATCAGACGGTACTAATACCACTAATATAACTACAACAGCCACAGCTTTATTTAAAGGAACAAGCAACGAGGTTGATGTAGCTGAGTCTGGAGGAACATTAACAATAGGTTTACCTCAAGATGTTACAATTAGCCGTGACTTAACTGTAACTAAAACAGCAACAGTAGATTCTTTAAGTATAACACAAAAAGGAACATCAGCTGCAACAGCAGGTTCTGATAGCGCAACTACATTAGCAACTAAAGGTTATGTAGATAGTTTAACAAGTGGTCAATTAGTTTACGCTGGCGGTTATGACGCAAGCACAGATCCACCAACCGGTGCATCAGTATTGCAAGGTTACACGTATGTTGTAACAACAGCTGGTAGCGGTGCGGGCGGAACATACTGGTCTACTCCATTAGCTATAGGTGATTTAATTATAGCTTTACAAGATAATCCAACTGCTGAAGCAAACTGGACAGAAGTTAACAAGAATGTTACAGAAGCTACACTTACTACAATTGGTGAAGGAAATGTAAATGTTGGTACTGCTACAACAGTTACTTACTCTAATGGTACAGCGACTGTTGGTGTAGATTACACTGCAACTACTGGATTAGTAGCTGCTGCGCCAAGTGGTAGCGGAAGTCCAGACCAAGATGATTATGTTTTAGTTGGTTTAGATTCTTCAGGATCAGGACAAACAGTTAGTTATGCTTTAGTTGATTTACCATTTGTTACAAGTGTTGGTTTATCAGCACCTTCTGCGTTTACCGTGTCAAACTCTCCAATATCAGGCGCTGGAGGTTCTGGAAATTTAACATTTACAGGTGCTGGAACATCAGCACAATATGTTGATGGTACTGGTGCTCTTCAAACATTCCCATCAATACCACAAGGTGATATAACAGAAGTAACAACTTCAGCACCTATAACAGGTGGAGGTTCATCTGGTAGCGTTGATATAGCTATAGACGCGGCAACAGCGTCAGCAATTGGTGCAGCACGTGTTGTTGCGGGAACAGGTATAACTGTTTCAGTAGCTGGCGGGGTATTTACAGTAAAAAACTCTGATCCAGGTTCTACAGCTTCAAACGGTAAAAGATACTCCCTTGGCGCAACATCAGGAGCAGTAACTGCAAATGGTCTTGTCGGTGGTGAAACAAGTTGGACAATTAACACTAGTACAGATTTAGGTAAGTCAGATGCTAAAGACGTACAGTGTGAAGTGATTAGTTCGGCAGGTGAAACTGTTTATGCGCAAATAACAAGATCAAGTTCTAATTTAACAATATCATTTAACGGTTCAGTAACAAACGGTTCTTACGAAGCTGTTTTAATATCAATATAATATAATGCCAAAATTTTTAAATTCCACACAACTAACGGGGGATTTTACAGCTAATACAGACCAGTTCTTTATAGATAAAAGTACTGGGCGTATTGGTATAGGAACTACAACCCCAGGAGCTCAAATAGAAATAGAAGATTCTAGTAATAACACTTCTGGATTAAGGTTTAGTGCGGTTGGTACTGGTAACCAAGATAATGTAAACATGCATTTTCAAGGTACAGCTGGTAGTGCTCCATTTTACATATCAAGAGCTCAAACCGGTGGTGCTGAAATACAATTACAAAGAGATGGTGATATTATATTGAATGGTAGTAATGGAGATAATTGTGGCATAGGAACAACTACGCCACAACAAAAATTGCATGTTAATGGTAATATACTCTGTGGAAGTAATATGTATTTTAATACCGGCACGTCTAATTATATATCAGGATTAGGTGGAGGTTTAGAATGGTACACTGATAGTAACAAAATAGTAGACATTACTTACAATGGAGATGTGGAAGTTACAAATAACTTAGACATAGGTAATAATAAGCAATTGTCTTGGGGAGCTTTAGGAGGTGTAACACCCAACATATACATAAGAGGAAATCAAGCATCTGCGCAGAAGGAGCATCAAATTAATTTTGGTTTTTTTAAAACAGATAGAATAGAAATGTTTCAACAAACTGCAGCATCTAGAGTTAGTTTGATAGTAGGTGATAGTCAAACGATTCCTGGAACTTCTTCTTTGTATGTAGCAGATGAATTTAGTGGAGATCCAAGTAACAACGTAGATGGTAGTGTTGTTTTTAAAAACACCTCAACATCTAGTACTGGTAGCGATCTTGGTCAAAGTTTAGATATTGTAACTAATAGTACTAAAGCAGTTAATGTTATATCTCAAATTAGATTTGGCCGAGATAAAGGCATGACAAATGGATATAACAAATACACTGGAGCCATACAGTACACGTCAACCAATAGCACGTCAGAAGAAAAATTTGATTTTAAAGTAGCTCAAAATACTTTTATGAGAGCGTCAGGTCTTCCTTCTAGTGGCATAAGTGGAATAAAAATAGGTGGTAATGTAAACACCCAAGTTGGCTGGATAGATTTGTATGGAGACTCTGGTAGCGCTGGAACAGTAAGACCATTTTTAAACGTACAAGATACAGACCTTGCTCCAACATTAGATTTAGGAAACCCTGTTATAAAATTACAAAATCCATTTGATGCTACCAACGGTAGATATATGATGGTGTTCCAAAGGTATGGAACAACCAGTAGCGTAAGAGGTTCTATATTGACAACTAACTCAGGAACCACATATAACACAACTTCTGATTATAGACTTAAAACAGACGAAAAAAGCTTTAACGCTTTAAGCTTAATTGAACAAATACCTGTATATGACTTTAAATGGAAGTATATGGAAACTAGGGATTATGGTTGCCTTGCACATGAATTAGCAGAAGTTATACCAAATGCTGTTACTGGAGAAAAAGACGCTATAGATGATCAAGGTGAAAAACTTTACCAGCAAGCAGACTATAGTAAAATTGTGCCTGTTTTAGTAAAAGCAATACAAGAACTACAAGAAAAAGTAAAAACACTTGAAAACAAGTGATGATATAGATATACCTGCTCGGTCAGAGCAATAACCAATATTAATTTAAAACCAAAACCAATGACTTATTTTTATTATAAGACCAGCACTTGGGGTAACTCCAACCCACAAGTACCCGAGGAAACCAAAGACTTTTGGAAACACCTTGTCATGAAAAAAAACTGGAGAATTGTTCAATTACCAAATGGTTTCTACCAAACAGAGTATAAAGATCTAGAAGATAAATGGATCGACGTTACGCGTAGAGAAACTTTAGAAAGTGCAGAAGCTGCTATTGATGGTAGCATCGGTCACTATGAAAAGAAACTAGAGTTTATAAAAGGACCTAAGGTAATTAAAACCTTTGAATAAAATAAATTAAATCTAATCAAATCAAATTATGTCAGACAAAATTGTCAAAAATCTTAACTTTGGCCAAGATGCTAAAGATAAGGTATTTAAAGGAATAGAAAAACTCACAAAAGCTGTTAGCTCCACATTAGGAGCTAGCGGCCAATGTGTTATACTTGAGAATGATCAAGGAAGACCCATAATAACTAAAGATGGTGTAACAGTAGCAGAATCTATTGTTTTGCTAAATCCAGTTGAAAATATGGGCGCAACATTATTAAAGCAAGCAGCAAAACAAACAGTACAAGATGCTGGTGACGGGACTACAACCGCTACAGTTTTAGCTCACGCTATATTAATCGAAGCTAGTAAAAAAGACGCTAGTATAAGAGAAATAAAAGAAGGTATAGAAAAAGGTGTAGATGAAGTTATAGAATATTTAGAAAATAATTCTATTAAAGTTTCAGGTGACATGATTGATCAAGTTGCGTCTATATCTACTAATAATGATAAAAAATTAGGAGCAATAATCGGTAAAGCTTTTAAAGAAGTAGATGAAACCGGTGTTGTTATAATGGAACCAACGACAAGCGCGGATACCGCGGTAGAGATTGTAGATGGTGTTCAATATAATAAAGGACTAACTAACGACCATTTTATAACAAGTAAAGAAAAAAGAGTTTCAGAGTTAGATAACCCTTGGGTTTTAATAATTGAATCCCCAGTAAACACAGTAAGACAAATACAATCTGTGTTAGAGTTTGTTATAAAAAACAATAAACCTTTACTTATTATAGGTGACTTAGAACCGCAGGTTGCTAATGCTTTAGCCATGAACAAAGTAAAAGGTAATATTAAAATAAATGTTATAAACGCTCCTACTTACGGTGTTAATAAAAAAGACACGTTAAGTGACTTATCAGTGTTAACAGGTGCAACTGTTATTAACGAAGATTTAGGTGATGATCTAAATATTATACAACAAGAGCATTTAGGAACATGCATAAAAAGTACTACAAATGATCACGAAACTATTATACAAGTTGATACATCTAATAGCGAGATTAAACGCTTGGTGGAAGAAGTTAAAAGACAATTGCAAGAAGCTGGTTCACCGGGTGAAATCATTCAGCTTGAAAAACGCCTTGCTCGTCTCGCCGCTAAAGTGGCTGTTGTCAAAGTTGGAGCCAGCTCAGAAGTAGAACTAAAGGAAAAAACAGATAGAATAGAAGATGCTATATGCGCAACTAAAGCAGCTATTAAAGAAGGTATTGTACCAGGTGGTGGAGTTGCATTATATGATGCAGCTTTATTTATAAAACCTAAAACAGAAGGACACGCGGCTTTAATACAAGCTTTAAAATATCCTTTTAAAACAATACTAGAAAACGCTGGGCTAGTTGATTATAATTTACCTTCAGGAAAAGGTATTGGTATAAACGTAGTAACCGGTGATGAGGTTAATATGATAAAAGAAGGTATAATAGATCCTTTGCTTGTTACTAAGAGCGCTTTAAAAAATGCTGCTTCAGTAGCATCTACAATACTATCAACAGACTGTGTAATTAATAACTTAAGAGTTGGAGATGAAAGCAGTAGGTAGAAATATTTTAATAAAACCTTTTAAAAAAGGTACGGAAAAAACTAAAGGAGGTTTGTTATTGTCTGAAGTACAAAGAGCCGATGTTAGATATCATAAAGGAAAAGTGCTTAGCGCTGGTGATCAAGTGTGTGGCATAAAAGTAAATGATGAGATATTTTTTGACAAAAGCTCTTATCATAGAATAGATATAGATAATGAAAATTATTGTATCGTTAAGGACACGGATGTTGTTATAGTTTTGTAATGCGTATAGATCCTAACGATATAAAAGAATTAAATTTACTTAAACATTATAGGATAATTAGAAAGTGGGTTTGCAAAAATAACAACCTTACAGATGCAGAGTTTGAACTTTTAATATATCTTGATTGTAAAGGGATGTTTACCAAGCATGATTTTGAAATTGGTACTTACTCTTATAGTTGGAATAATAGACGCTGGAACAAGTTGTTAAAAGAAGATTGGATATCGGTTTGGAGAAAACAAAACCGCACCACTCAAAAATATAACATATACAAAGTTTCATTTAAGTGTAAGCAACTTATTAAAAGAGTGTACCGCATTATGCTTGGGTTAGAAGATATACCCACAAGTGAAAAAAGAAATTCTATAATGAAAGGTAAAAGCTATATAGATAGAGTTTTAATAACATCTATATACAACGTAAACAAAGATAAAAATAGATAAATATGGGTGCAATTGGATCGATAGGACGCAGGTCAGGAGGCAAACCAAATCTGAGGGGTATGTCTGATGAAGACCTACAAAGCAAGTTAGATAAATACTCTAAATTAAGAGGTAAAAGCAAATTTTTTGACAAGGTGTATGAAAAGTTTGGGGCTCAATATCAAAGTGAAATAGATAGAAGATCTTCAGCAGCTAATGCAGCGTCTGCCGTAGGAGATTTACAAGGTAGCTTTACTGACTTAGGAACTAGAGTTTCAGAATTAGAATCAAAAGTTGGAGAGTTAGGTAGTGATCCTACGTCAATAGAATCCGCTATTGAGGAGCCAATTGCAGAAGAACCGGTTGTTGAAACTCCAACAGTTGGCGCTCCAACTCCTGGTAGTTCTGTAGGTTCTCAACGAAGAACATCTAAAATAAATACATTAACAGGGTCAACAAACAGCATTGGAAGCTTAAGCAGTGGTTCAATGTTTTCACCGCTATCTCAAAAATCAGCTAATGCTATTTATGGTAGTGAATTAGAAAGAAATAGATCATTAAAAAGATAATCATGGCAAAACAATGCAATTATAAAAAGAAAGGCTTTAGACAAATGAGTATGGAGGCAGATCCATATGAGTTAGATTCTATGAATACTAACATGAGTAAGCAGAGTAAAACTACAGCTGAAGCTATTTACGGTAATCCACAAGGCGCTATGATGGTTGGTAATGTTCAGTTACAACAACATGACACTACCGCTTATTCAAAACCAGCAGGCGTAATGCAATCGTCTAATAGTTTTGGTTTTGATAGTTCTATACCATCTTTTCGCCAGCATACATTGCCAGCAGTCACTGTTTCTCACAATTTTTCTGGCAGCGTAGGAAATGTTCAAAACGCTCAACAAGATACTAGTGGATACACAGCTACTAGTCCAGCACTTGGTGGTACACTAACTGGTGACACCGCAAACGATGTAGCGTTTTTTAGTAGCACAAATAATGAAGCTAATGAAACAAAAGGAAATACAGGTTGGGCTGCTGGAGCTTTATACAGAGACAAAAACACGTTAACAGCAAAAAAGGAAGCCGCAGAAAAAGCTGGTAGAAACAAGAAAGCTGCTAGAATACAAAAAAGGTTGGATAACTTTGAATTAAGAAATGACACTGATAAAAATACTAATCCTACCGGGAAGTTTAATGAGTTTACTAAAAAGATCAGTGACGGTATAGGTGGATTATTTAAGAAAAAACCTTAAAATTTAAAAACAATAAACATGCATAAACCAGGACATTACGCAAACGACCCACATGCAGAAAAGATGGGTAAAGGAAAAGTTGGTATAGTAGGTGAATCTGCTATATGGGACGGACCACTAGATCAAAGAGGTAGATTACACGCACCGGGCTCAAGCTCAGGTATAACAGGCATGCAAGTGCAAAAATACCCTTCAAAATACGTGGCTGGACCTATAACTACTATAGCTAAACACGGGTAAAAATGACAACGGCAGATTTAAAATTATACGCCATGAATGGCGGAGCTATGGCTATATCTATGACGCAAATCGATATGATACTTAAAATAACTTTATTAGTAGTTACTATTGGTTATACAATCCATAAATGGATAAATCTTAAAAACGAAAAATAATGAAATACTTTACATACGAAGAGTTTGACTCCCCTGATATACAAGGTAGCGGGCAGATGATGAATAAAGATTTTCTTTGTATGTTAGATAGTATTAGAGAAGAATACGGAAAGCCTATACGTATTAACTCTGGTTATAGAACAGAAGCTCATAACGAAAAAATAGGTGGTGTAAAAAATTCATCACATATAAAAGGTTTAGCAGCTGACCTAGACTGTGAATCAAGCAAAGAAAGATTTGAATTAGTCAGCATATGTCTTAAGCATGGTATAAAAAGAATAGGTGTAGGAAAAGGTTTTATTCATATAGATATAGATGAAGATAAATCTCAAAACGTAATGTGGACTTACTAATGGCAAATAAATTTAAAAAATCAGATCTAGCTTGTAATAAACCAAAGAAAACTCCTGGGCATAAAACAAAGTCTCATATAGTAAAGGCTTGTAAAGCTGGTAAAGAAAAAATAATTAGATTTGGACAGCAAGGTGTAAGCACTGCTGGTAAAAAGAAAGATGCTAAATCAAAAGCAAGGCGTGCGAGCTTTAAAGCTAGACATGCTAAGAATATAAAGAAAGGTGTGTTCAGTGCCGCGTACTGGGCTAATAAAGTAAAATGGTAAATTATGGCAAATGAATTCCCAAAAATAGATAAAAAAAACGAAGGCAAATTTAAAGCTTGGATTAAAAATAACATGAAAGGCACAGATACTTGCGCAGCCGCTAGTAAGATAATGTCTAATAAAGATGACTATTCTACAAACGTAGTTGAAATGGCAAACTATGCTAAAAACATGGGTTGCAAATCTAAAGGTGGGGTTAAGCAGAAATCAGATGGTGGTGAAAAAGGTAAAAAGAAATTACCTCCGTTTTTAGAATACGACGATAATGGTAATGTTGTAAAAAAGAAAAAATAATGGCTTTTAAGATGAGAGGACCAACTATGTATTCGTATGGAGATTCTCCTAGCAGTAGTGTTGAAGTTAAACCTTCACAAGTTAATTTTGAAGTTCCAGGACTAGCAGAATACAAAGAGCACGTATCTAATACTCCCCAGTTTGAAGAAGGAGGTGGTATTATAAGTAAATTAAAAACACTTGGTAAAAGGATTGTACATAATACAACGGGGCCAAATAACCCATTAATGAACACTGGTGGTGGTGCTATAGATTTAATAGGTGGTAAAGGTGCTTATAAACTTTTATCAAGAGGTTTTGCTAAACTAGCTACTAAACAAGCAGTAAAAAAAGGAGTTGGAAAAATAACAAACTAAAAATATAATTATGGATAAATCTTGCTGTGACTACGAAAAAGGTCATTACGGAAAATACACGGGGAATCACCCTCATTATGCTAAACATGATCAACATGGACATACACATGTAACAGACTGCAATGCTGCAGCCGCTGAAAGAGATGACAAAGCTCATATGGATTATTTAAAAAGAGACATTCTTTATGATAACTCTCATGGGCATAGCGATGAAAAAATGACAGCTGACGAGAAGCATATCTCTAAATTAGCTGGAGATGTTAAATATGATGAATCACATCACTAATAAATAAATAAATTATGGCTTATAAAAACGATAGCAATATAGCACATTGTGGCCCAGCTCACCAAAAAAGTGAACCTGGAGCACCAAAAATTCTAGGAGCAATAGCTGCTAAAGTGCTTCCTACGATTATAGCTGGTGCTGTAAGTAAAAAAATGGAAAGTAAAGATGAAGGCGGAGTTAAAATGATGGGTGGTTCACCTATATCTAAACACATGCAAGGTGGCGCTTATTTTTCTGACATGCCTATTGTCTCAGATCAAAATCCCGATAAAAAAGGAGCATAATGGACAAAGGTTTAGGAGATTTTATAGAAAATAAAATAACTCGACCTACAGGAATTAAAGCTGCTGTTAATATGTTATCAGAAGGGCTTGGTATTCCTTGTGGTTGCGAAAGTAGAAAACAAGCATTGAATAGAATGCTGCCTTTTAATAAAAAGTAATATGGCTTTTAAACTAAGTAATCCTCCATACTCTGAGAATATAACACCTATTTATGAAAGAGACTTAGGGCCTGGTGTATTAGGTGAATCACTTAAAAATCAAGTGATAATACTTAATGACAAGCTAGATCCTAAATTTCATAAAGAAGTTGAAGGACACGAAAATGTTCACGTAGCTCAAATGAAGTCTGGAGATTTAGATTACGATGATCAAAACATATATTGGAAAGGTGAAACAATACCAAAGCATAGTGCTAGAGCTATGTCGGGTGATCCTAAAAAATTAGGATACGAAGCCCAAGCTTACAATATCTCTGGCACAAAATATAAAGATAACAAATATAACGTATAAAATTAAAACTATGGCATTTAAAATGAAAGGCATGGCGCCGATGGGAGAACCAATCGGAGCTGGCATAAACCAAAAAAAAGCCTCTAAAGGTAAAGTAAAAAGACAAGTAAGAAGAGCGATGCGTAAAGGCTACGATTACACTGTTGATAAAAATACTGGAGAAGTAACGCGTGGAGATAGAGTTACTGATGTTAAACTAGATCCAATTGGATTAGGGTCAACTGGTAAAGCTCGTAGACAAAGAGCTAAAGATGTAGCTTCTGCATATGAAAATAATACATCTATAAATGTTCCCGCAACTGGAAAAAGCTCGCAGATAAGGGGTACACGAGATGGTTTGTTTAATGTTGTTAACACAACAATATCCCACGGATCTTTCGACGATGGTGTTAGAACAATAATGAATGATCCAAATGATGGACCTAAAATGAGAAACTCATCTTACATAAATCAAGTTAGTATTGAAACAGGTGGTAATTATCAAGTAACTGACGAAGATAAGAAAAAAATCGAGGCATCTAAGAAAAGATTAAAAGCCGAAGCTACAGCTAAAGCTGAGCAAAAAGCTGATGATGATGTTGCGGCAAAACCGTTATCAAACAACGAGACAAGAGAGTATTCAGCTAGTGCTACTAATATTAGACAAGCAAAAACGCCCGAAGAAATAGAAGCTTATAAAAAAGCAAAAGCTAACAGAGGTGATGGTTGGGGTAGATTTAACGTAACTGAAACAGGTAATGCTAAACGTAGTAGAAGAGATCCAAGCAAAGTTGTACCTATAGAGAAGCAAGGAATTGTTCCACTTACACCAGAAATAACCTCTACTCCGCTTGAAATACTCACAACAGTTAAGGCAGATGAAAAACCTAGTGGAAATATTAGTGGTGGAGCTATTTATAAAACTAAAGATAAAAATAAAACAAAAACTCGAAAAGATACTGCTTTTAGAGATGTTAACAATGACGGAAACGAGGTTACTAGACTCATTGATAGAGTAGGTGATAATATAGAAAAAGGAAAAAGAAAAAGAAAAGTAAAAAAACAAACCAAAAATAAATCGAGAGGTAATTGTCCTCCATGTCCTCCATGCGCTTAATATGAGTATCAAGGGTTATAAAAAAGATAGTCCCGACGTTAATAAACCATATAACGTTATTCAAGGAGGTAATATAACTATGAAAGGTGTTGAGTTTAAAGTAATTGGAACTGATGATAGAGGATATACTAAAGTAATGTATCCTGGTTATGATTATATATTTCCAGGAGCAAAGTATGTTGTAGAAAAAAAAATGTAATGTCAGATAAGAAAAAAAAGTTTAGAGATACTAAAGTAGGTCAATTTTTATTAGGTAAATCAGGTCTTGTAAATGCCATAGGAGATGTGATGCCAGATAAAGGTTTACTTGGTGTTATTAAAAATTTAATATCTAATGACAAAGAACTACCTCAGCAAGATAAAGTTATAGCGTTAAAACTATTAGAGCAAGATATAGTTGAAGCTCAAGAAATAAGTAAACGCTGGAACAGCGATATGAAATCAGATTCATGGCTTAGTAAAAATACTAGGCCTATGACTTTGATATTTTTAACAATATCATTAATAATTTTTATACTATTAGACAGCTTTAATATAGAGTTTGGTATTGATAGTGGTTGGATTGATTTGCTAAAATCATTACTTATAACTGTTTACGTAGCCTACTTTGGTTCACGTGGAGCGGAAAAGTTTAAAAGTATAGGTAATAATAAATAATAGAGTAACTAATTAAATTTAATAAAATGGCTAAAATAAAAAAAGCAGAACTAGAAAAAGTTGTAAAACAACAAGAAACATTAAAAGAACTCTTAGTAGGAGTAGGTGGTTTAGAATCTCAAAAACACTCATTGCTACACAGAATAGGTATTTTAAATGAAGAGATAGAAAACACTAAAAAAGAATTAGAAGAAGAATATGGTGCTGTAAATATAAACCTAGAAGACGGCACTTATACTGCGATCGAAAAAGAAGATGGAAAGTAAAATTAGAAAAATCAGCATAGGCTCTGATTACAAAAATGATGCAATGCATTATTCTGTGGGTCAAGAAGTTTATGGTGGTCATACTATATCTGATATCTTACTAGACGAAGATAATTCTTATAATATTTACATAAAGAAAAATAACGAGGTATTGCCATGGAAAAAGTTTAATCCTAACATGGCTATATCCGTTGAATATGATTTACAATATTAATGAAAGCTGTTTGGAATTTTCTAGTAAAACCTATAGATGATAGGTATGATAATTCTATAAAAATAAACGATAAAAATTTAATACTAAATACTAGTATTGAAAAATTTAAGTTTATAAGTAATAGAGCTATTATAGTTAAAACACCTAAAGCTTTTAATACTGTTTTAAAAGAAGGTGATGAAATAGTAATACACCATAATGTTTTTAGAAGATATTATAACCAAAGAGGTAAAGCTGTTGATAGCAGTAAAAAATTTATAGATGATTTATTTTTTTGTCAACCTGATCAAATATATTTATATAAAACAAACGATAAATGGAAATCATTTGGTGATAGATGTTTTGTAGCGCCTATAAAAAATAAAGATCCTCTAACGCTAGATAAAGAGCAAAAGAATATTGGTATACTAAAATATGGTAATAAGCTCTTAGAGACAAGGGGAATAAGCGAGGGAGATCTTATAGGGTTTCCTAATATGAGAGAGTTTGAGTTTATAATAGATAACACGCGTCTTTATTGTCTACATATAGACGACATTTTAATTAAATATGAATACAAAGGAAACGAAGAAGAATATAATCCAAGCTGGGCAAAGAGCAGTTGAGGAATTAATAAAGGTAGCTAAAGAACCTATTGTAGATTCAGATGATGATATATCGGCTGATCGTTTAAAGAACGCGGCTGCAACAAAAAAACTAGCTATATTTGATGCGTTTGAAATTCTTCAACGTATACAAGAAGAAGAAAATATGTTAAATGAAAAACCTAAGAAAACAAATGAAAAAGTTTTTAAAGGTTTTGCAGAAGGTAGATCTACATAATGTATAATCAAGAATTATACAAAGTACTAAAAGATCACGTTAAACCTCATATTCTTACTAAATTAAATAAAGGTAAGAAATGGAAATACGGTTATAACGAAGAACACGATATTGTAGTTATAAGTAAAAGTGGCCAAATAGGTGACATATACGAAATACAAAATTTAAAAATAGCGCTACCTAAGAAGTCAGATATAATTAAATTTAAATCTGATAAATGGACAAGAACAAACATACCCGAAGAGTTAAAAAGAATAAAAACAAGGTTTGACTGGGAAGAATATCCTATTGAATTTAAAGAGCACTGGTATGATTACATTGATAAAGAGTTTACAAGGCGTGAAGAAGGGTTTTGGTTCTATAATAAAAATTTGGCTACTTACATTACTGGTACTCACTATATGTACCTGCAGTGGTCCAAAATTGATGTTGGGAAGCCAGACTTTAGGGAAGCAAACAGATTATTCTATATTTTCTGGGAAGCTTGCAAAGCAGACGCCAGAAGTTATGGAATGTGCTATCTTAAAAATCGTAGATCGGGATTTTCGTTTATGGCCTCAGGAGAGGTGGTTAATCTCGCAACTATTAATTCCGATTCACGGTACGGAATATTGTCCAAATCTGGGCCCGACGCAAAGACAATGTTCACTGATAAAGTCGTCCCAATATCGGTCAATTATCCGTTCTTTTTCAAACCGATACAGGACGGTATGGACCGTCCCAAGACCGAGCTTGCCTACAGAGTACCAGCGTCCAAATTCACCAGGAGGAAACTCCTCGCCAACGAGACCCAGCAAACCCTTGCCGGACTCGATACCACTATTGATTGGAAAAACACGGGCGATAACTCCTACGATGGGGAGAAACTTAAACTCCTCGTCCACGATGAATCCGGTAAATGGGAAAGGCCCAACAACATCCTCAACAACTGGCGTGTTACGAAAACCACCCTTAGATTAGGTAGTAGAGTAGTAGGTAAATGCATGATGGGATCAACTAGCAATGCGCTAGATAAAGGTGGAGAGAACTTTAAAAAACTTTACTATGACTCAGATGTTACAAAAAGAAACGCCAATGGACAGACTCGCTCAGGATTATATAATCTGTTCATACCTATGGAATGGAACTACGAAGGATACATTGATGCTTATGGCTTACCTGTATTCGATAACCCAGAAGAAAAGTCTTTTGGACCGCATGGGAACGAAATAAAATTAGGTGTAATAAATTATTGGCAAAATGAAGTTGATGGTTTAAAAGGGGATCAAGAAGCTTTAAACGAGTTTTACAGACAATTTCCAAGAACAGAGCAACATGCTTTTAGAGACGAAGCAAAATCTTCTTTATTTAATTTAACTAAAATATACCAACAAGTTGATTACAATGAAGATCTTAGAAATTCTAACGTACTTACAAAAGGTTCTTTTAGATGGGAGAACGGACAAAAAGATACTAAGGTTATATTTTATCCAAACAATGACGGTAGGTTCTTAATTAGTTGGGTTCCACCTTTACATCTACAAAATAATGTAGTATTAAAAAGAGGTGCTAAATATCCTGGAAACGAGCACGTTGGAGCGTTTGGTTGTGATAGTTACGATATATCTGGTACTGTTGATAGAAGAGGATCCAACGGAGCATTACACGGATTAACAAAGTTTAGCATGGAAGATGCACCCGCTAATCATTTCTTTTTAGAATATGTTGCTAGACCTCAAACAGCAGAAATATTTTTTGAAGATGTACTTATGGCTTGTGTTTTTTATGGCATGCCGATATTAGCAGAAAATAATAAACCTAGATTATTGTATCATTTTAAAAGAAGAGGTTACAGAGGCTATAGCATGAATAGACCTGATAAATTAAAATTATCAATAACAGAAAGAGAGATTGGTGGAGTACCAAACTCAAGTGAAGACATGAAACAAGCACACGCCGCGGCGATAGAAACCTATATAGAATCTCATGTGGGATTATTAAAAGAAGGTTATGGAGATATGTATTTTCAAAAAACGCTTAACGATTGGGCTAGATTTGACATAAATAACAGAACAAAGCATGATGCGTCTATTAGCTCCGGCTTAGCTTTAATGGCTTGTAACAAACATAGATATAGACCAATAGCAGAAAAAATAGTAAAATCAGTTTCTTTGGGTTTTAAAAAATACGACAACAAAGGAGATACTTCAAAAATAATTAAGTAAATGAATATATACACAAATCCTAATAGTTCTTTCCCAAGTCAGGTAGTACCAGATGAAGAGAAAAGCACACAAGAATATGGATTAGCAGTTGCAAGAGCTATAGAAGGCGAATGGTGGGCTGGTGATAGAGGTATTGGAGCAGGAGGAAGATTTGGAACAAACTGGCAATGGTTCAATACATTAAGGCTTTATTCTAGAGGAGAACAATCTGTACAAAAATACAAAGATGAGTTGTCAATCAATGGTGATTTAAGCTATTTGAATTTAGACTGGAAACCAGTTCCTATTGTTTCTAAGTTTGTAGATATACTTGTAAATGGCATGTCAGCTAAAGTTTATGATATAAAAGCTTTTGCTCAAGATCCTGAATCGGTAAAACAAAGAACTAATTACGCTGCAGGTTTAATGAGAGACATGTACGGAAAAGATCTTTTAAATGAAACTAAGGAAAAAACTGGTTTAGATTTTTTCACAGTAACAGATCCAGATTCTCTTCCTCAGTCTCAAGATGAAATAGATCTTCACATGCAACTTAGTTATAAGCAAGCTATAGAAATTGCTGAAGAGGAATTAATTGAAAATGTTTTGCAAAGAAACAAATATCAATTAACAAAAAGAAGAATAATAAATGATTTAGTTGTTTTAGGTATAGGAGCCAGTAAAACTAGTTTTAATTTATCAAACGGAATAACAGTTGATTATGTAGATCCAGCTAATTTAGTTTATTCTTATACAGAAGATCCTAATTTTGAAGATATATATTATGTTGGAGAGGTTAAGCAAATAAGTTTAGAAGAACTAAAAAAGCAATTTTCTTATTTAACACCTGAAGATTTAAAAGAAATAGAAAAATACCCAGGTAATTCTAATTTTAGGAATAATTACTATGGCCAATACGATAACAATAACACTGTAAACGTTTTATATTTTGAATATAAAACATATCAGGATCAAGTTTGGAAAATAAAAAGATCTGAAAATGGTTTAGAAAAAGCATTAGAAAAACCAGATACATTTAATCCACCCAAGAATGATAATTTCGAAAGAGCATCTAGATCTATAGAGGTTTTATATAGTGGAGCTAAGATATTGGGCATGGATAAAATACTAAAATGGGAGATGGCAAAGAACATGACTAGACCATCAAGTAATATAGCTAAGGTTAATATGAACTATAGCATTGTTGCTCCTAAAATGTACAAAGGTAGGATAGAGTCTACTGTTAGTCGTATAACTGGTTTTGCAGATATGATACAGTTAACTCATTTAAAGCTACAACAAGTGTTATCTAGAATGGTTCCAGATGGAGTGTTTGTAGATGTAGATGGATTGGCGGAAGTTGATTTAGGTAATGGAACAAACTATAATGCGCAAGAAGCGCTAAACATGTATTTCCAAACTGGTAGTATTGTAGGTAGATCTTTAACACAGGAGGGAGATCCTAATAGAGGTAAGGTACCTATTCAAGAACTGCAAACAAGTAGTGGTAATGCTAAAATAGCTAGTTTGATTCAAACTTATCAATATTATTTACAAATGATAAGAGACGTAACCGGATTAAACGAGGCTAGAGATGCTAGTACTCCAGCTGTAGGTTCTTTAGTTGGATTACAAAAGTTAGCAGCGGCAAACAGCAACACAGCAACTAGACATCTAATGCAAGCTCAATTATATTTAACA